TGTTGACTTTCGGGCGGTAGGTCAGATTATCCAGCCAATCAATGTCGGCGGCTTCCACCAGTTCGCCGTAGTAGTCCATGAGCGCTTCCGTCTTCTGAGCCACGATACCGGAAGTAACGTCCGTGATTTTCCGCTTCAGTTCTGCGTCTGCGGTCTGGAACGGCACCGTTATACACTCACGATAAACCTTTTCAAACTCGGTATACGGCTCAAGGATTTTGTCCTTGACAGCAATGCGCTGAGCTTCGTATTCCTTGAATTCCTTGGTCAGCTGTGCGCGAGCATCCTTGACGCTCTTATAAGTCTGCTCTGTGCAGACCAGCGAGAGCGTGTCAGCCGTGCGCTGCTCGATGTCAGCCTTTACGCTGTGCAGCCGCTCAACGATGATGGGCAACTGCTGCAGTTCGATAACCTGCAATGCGGTTTCCTGTGCCATGTGGCATCCTCCTTTTACTTTCCGAAAACGATGGTTTTCCCGGTGTCCTTATTCAGGAGCACCATGCCGTTCGGGATATCCCGAACCCAGAGATACGCGGTGCAGTCCCAACCGGCAGCAGAGAGGGCTTCTTTCTGGCGGCGGGTCAATTTCTTGGCTTTCAAAAAATCATCTCCTCATCGGTCTTGTTGACAGCGATGTTCAGCGTGATGGTCTCCCGGCAGCGGCGGCCGAAGTTGCCCTCCGAGCCGAACATCTTGGTTTTCTCGAACTCCTTTGCGCTATACACGCTGGCACAGTTGAGAACATTGGGAATGCGGTCAGGGTGGACTGCCCGGAACGCCTGACACGCCATGTGGTAGTTGGGCGCCCAGACCACCGTCCATCCTCCACAGTACGGCTGATCATCATCTGAGCCGTATGTGAAGTAGAATTTTTCCAGATCCATCACTCAGCCTCGCTTTCGTTCTTGATGCAGATACCGAGCGCAGAGAACAAGAGCATCAGGCCAGCTTCATCTCCGTCATCCAGGCTCATAAAGTCGAGCTCCCCGGCCACAAAGCCCTCACGGAGAATCACAGCGGTGCCCACAATGGGATGACCATGTTCCGGCGTACCGTAGAGAATGCTGGCAATGCTGTTGATGGCGTAGCCTTTCAGCAGTTCCTCATCATCAATCACCATGCACAGTCCTTCCGGCAGATACTTGGGATGAACCACCTCGATGCAACCGCCGACCTCTTTCTGGAGGTTGTCCAGCAGCGGTTCGCCGAAGTCCTTGAACTGCATCTGATTCTCGGTGTTGATTGCCAAACCTTTCATAAAAATCGCTCCTTTCTGTTTGTAGGCAAAATCAAGCATAAATGAATTTCTTCGCATTGCAGTTGCTTTTCTTCGCCTTTGCGTATCGATGCGTCTCGGCTCGGCTCGTCGCCTTGCCTTCGCCATGCCATGGCTGCGCCTTCCATTTCAGTTCGCCGCCTTTGTCGTTCTCAGCGTGTCGAAGCCGCTCCTTGCCATTGCGTTGCGGAACACCGCAAGGCTCCACTTTGCCATCGCTTATCGCCTCGATGCGGAACTATGCCCTTGCGTTTCATTTCATGGCGTTACAGAGCTCTGCCCTTGCCGCGCCTTTCCTCTCTAGGCAATGCCCTCGCTTTACTCTGGTACGCTACGTTTTGCCTAGCCCTTGCAAGGCTCATCGCATCCATACGAAGCAATGCCGTTGCTCTTCTACTCGAAACGGTGCTATGCAGTTGCAGCACAAGTCATGTCGATGCTCTGCCACTGCAAGGCGTTACAGTTCGTGGCTAAACCACGCCATCGCATTACTCGGTGATTTCATAGGAGAAACGGCCTTTGCCGGAATTACGCCACTGGCCGATACCGCGCAGGGCGCCATAGTTCAGCCATTCCAAAACAGCCTTTTCGTGAGAATCGTCCATCAGCAGAATTTCAAACTCACAAGTGGAGCCAGCAGGGATTTGCTCACTGTTCGCAAGGCTTACACGCTCGCCCTGTGCGGTTTGGGCGCGAAGCGGACGCTGGCACTCGGTCATTTCGCCATTGAAATGAATGGGAATCATGCGCGGCTGAACGAAAATCAGGCCATCAATAACCTTTTTGTAGGCAGTGATCTTGCCGGATTCGTTCACGGCCTTTTTCTTGCCAGTTTCGGTCTTACCGCCGATTCTGGAGAGCATACCGCAGGAATCCTTGAAGAAACCCTTGACCTGATAGTCATACAAAACAGGCTCGCCCTTTTCGTTGCGAGGGAACACCGTCATGCCCTTGTCAGCCACGGCATCTGCACCCAGCGCAGCCACTTCATCCTCAACGGTTGCGGCATCCGGGGACTTGCTGGCAATGAACTCGCGGGCAATGTTCTGGTTGCTGGGCCATGTGCCAAGCACGGGCTCAACAAATGTCAGCTTGACTTTGATTTTTTTCATACGATTACTCCTTTTCCGGGAAGCATTCGTTGACTTCCCATGCGTCTGCGGCCTTTATGCAGCGGTCGCAGCCTACGATTGTTCCATCCTCGGCGCGATAGATGGTATCGCACCGCTGGTGGCAGATGGGGCACACAGGAGGGTCAGGGTAGCCAGCCTCCGCATCAGTCCTTGGATACAGCATCCAGCACCTCCCGGAGCGTCCGGCCCATCCAGCGGCCTACACCGTCCAATGCACCGTTGCTGTCCAGCCAGACGAACAGAGCTGCAATGGCGGCAGTCAGAACGAACTGCGCCGCCGGGAGCCGGGCTGCTGCTTGTTCTGCGGTGATGCCGTACATGGCCATCAGAATCTTAATCATTCTTATTCTCTCCTTTCTTTCTCTGCTGGTAGGCCTCCCACTCGGCATCCAATATCGCCCGCCCATTCGGCATGGCAATGATGTTGAGATAGAGTTGCTTGCAGCCTCGTGCCAGCATTTTGGCAGTTTCAGGGCTGATTTCATCCAAGTGGATGTGTGGAATACTATCCATGTGAACCTCCGTTGTTCAGTTTAACTGAACTTACAGGGCAAAAAAATAATCTGGGATGTCCGACACTTCGATTTTTAGTGCCTGACACGCAGCTTCGATTTCGTCCTGTTTCCAGTCAACCTTACCGTTGAGTTTGAGAGAGGTGGTGCGGTCCGACCATCCCATACTCTTGCCAAATGCCCCTCTGGTTCCGAAAATCTCAACGATTCGGCCCAGCAGCTTGTTATAGCTTCTCTGCATCGTTTTCACCTCTTTTCCGTTCGGTTCAGTTTAACTGAACTGTTCACACTTTACCACAACGATTTCTCCTTGTCAATACAAAAATTCACTTTTTTTGAACTTTTGGGCTGGAATACTTGAACTTTTGTTTATACCATGATATGATGTAACCATACCGGAGGTGAACCAAATGAAGCCATCAACGACCGCAGAACGTCTGCAAGAAGCTATGAATATCAGAGGTCTGAAACAGGTTGATGTTTTGAGGCTTGCAGAGCCGTACTGCCGCGCTTACGGTGTCAATCTTGGAAAAACCGCTTTGACCCAATATGTTTCAGGGAAAATCGTTCCTCGGCAAGATAAGCTAACCATCTTGGGATTAGCCCTTGATGTTTCAGAGGTATGGCTGATGGGATACGATGTTCCCATGGAAAGAAAAACTGCGCCCATCCCCATGGAAGAGGATGAGCGCAGCAAAGAGTTCGTCGAACTATTTAATCAGCTCAGCACCGAGCAGAAAAAGGCCGTTCTATATGTTATGAAAGGCTTTTTAGAAAAGCAATGACACGTTCTTGATCTTCTGCTGACAGATGCAAGAACAGTTCAAGTGCCAGCATGGCGCGAAGCTGCTCTCGGACATCATCGGAATCGATGGAAACGTCCATAATATTCCGCTCCTTTCTGTAAAATTACTGCCAGCAGTTTATCTGATTATACCAGAATAACATACGGTTTTCAGCCGTTTGTAAAATAATGCCAGAATACGATGAATAATTATGATTTTGACTACAACTGGCAACGTGCAGGGTAAAAACGTAACGGAATAGGTGATTTCTTATGGATTTGAAAGAAATTGCACTTCACTTGCAAGATTTTAGGAATGTCTATGTGACAGGGAATCCCGCCATGTTGAGGAGCCGGACGGATTTTCTTGATATTTTTTCAGCGTATGGTCTGGCCGCAGACATGAGCGTGTCAAAGAAGACCGGGCTTTTAATCGTGTGCAGTGACCCGATGCAAAAGAAAATCGACAGAGCTGCCGCCCTAAACATTCCAATCATTTCAGAACAGCAATGGTTTGAACTTATGCCGGAACTAGAAGCCCTCGGAATGTGGAATGGAAAGCCAATTCCGTTTGCGGATGACAATGGCATCTACCGTTTTGATGTGGGTGGTGTTGGATAATGGCAAAAAAGAAGAAGCCCGCCGGGGGCAACGCCATCATCTATGCCCGCTACTCGTCCCATAACCAAAGGGATGTTTCCATCGAACAGCAGATTGAGGCCTGCCGGAAACACGCTGCAGAACTTGGGCTGACCATCACCGACACCTACGAAGACCGCGCGATCAGCGGCCGCACCGACAACCGTCCGGCGTTTCAACGGATGATGCGAGATGCCGAGGACGGAAAGTTTCAATATGTCTTGGCGTGGAAGTCCAACCGCATGGGTCGAAACATGATGCAGGCCATGGTCAATGAATCCCGCCTGATGGATTGCGGTGTAAAGGTGTTCTACGCCGAGGAGGATTTTGACGATTCGGCCGCTGGGCGTTTTGCCTTGCGCAGTATGATGAACGTCAACCAGTTCTACTCGGACAACTTGGCCGAAGATGTGCGCCGTGGCCTGATGGACAACGCCAGCAAGTGCATGGCGAATGGCCGGCAGCCGCTGGGCTACAAGCGTGGCGAAGGTGGCAAGGTTGTTGTTGATGAACCCGCAGCAGCAATCGTCCGGGAGATTTACACTCGTATTGCTTCTGGCGAAATGTTTATGGACATTGCCCGCGATTTGAACCGCCGAGGGATAAAAACGCAGTCCGGCAGCGAATGGAACAAAAGCAGCTTCAAGGTTCTGTGCCGTAACGAGCGATACCGTGGAATTTACATATACGGCGATACCCGCATCGAGGGAGGCATCCCGCCTATCGTTGACGATGTTTTGTGGTACAAGGTGCAGGAGGTTCTCAAGGTGAAAAAAAGCAAAAATAGGCACCACTGCCCCAGCGATGAAGATTACCTCTTGACTGGAAAACTGCGGTGTGGGAAGTGCGGCGGCTACATGATCGGAATGTCCGGCAGGTCAAAGACCGGGGATGTGCATCATTACTACGCCTGTCAGAATAGACGTGTCGGCCATACCTGCGACAAGAAGAATATCCGCCGGGATGTTGTCGAGCCAGCGGTGGCACAGGCCATCAAGCAATATTGTCTGACAGATGACGCAATCGAGTGGATCACCGACCAGACTATTGCTTACTGGGAGGACGAGGACAGAAAGCTCCAGATTGACTCGATTGAAAACGATCTCTCTGCTGTGCAGTCTTCTATCTCGAACGTGATGAAAGCCATTGAGATGGGCGTTATCACTGAAACGACCCGCGACAGGCTTATCGAACTCGAACGGCAGCAGACCGACTTGAAATCGAAGTTGGCACTTGCCAAAGAGGAAATCGTCCACGTTGACCGTAAAGATCTCATTTCCAGCCTGTTGGCTTTCAGGCATGGAAATGTTCATGACCGGGCATATCAAGAAAAATTATTCAATGCTTTCTTGATAGCCGTTTATGTCTACGATGATGACCATTTGAAGCTGGTGTTTAACAGCTTCGGAAAAGACGATACCGTAAACATCGCCCTTGACCTTGGAGAAAATGACGATAATTCAGGACTTTCGGATGTGTCAAAAAGTTCGCCTATACTCTCCAACGGTCAACCAAAAAGACATCCGAACACTCCGGATGTCTTTTTTTGTCGTATCCGGGTTATGGAGTGCACTCCGCCCTTGCACACGAGAGGAGTATTGGACATGGAAAACATCAAGAAAAACTTC